GCACTGCACAAATAAATGAAAGTTTTGGAATGTCTAGTTTGTCTGATACTGGTGCAGGGTTATACGTTTTAACAGTATCGTCAGCTATGAGTTCTAGTGATTACACTGTTGTTTTGCACGGTATTAGTGACGTAAGCTATCCAGCGCACGTTGGCTCTTACGATACAAGCAGAACAACAACAACATTTCCTGTAAATAGCAGTAACAGTGGAAGTGCGTGGGCAGATGTTTCTACCTTAGATGCTGTAATATTCGGAGACCTCGCATAATGGCTAGTATCCTGAAGGTAGATGAACTGCGGGGGATTGCATCGGCTGGTGACATTACAGTTACTAGCGAAGGCGGCGCGGCTACACAGTCACTTCAGCAGGGGTTGGCGAAGGCGTGGGTTCAACTAATTGGAACTGGAACTGTTTCAACTTTAGATAGTTTCAATAATTCGAGCATCAGCGATTTATCACAAGGAAGATATCAAACTAATTTTTCTAATAGCATGAATAATGATGACTACGCTGTGACTGCTTCTGACACATTTCAAACATCAGGATATTATAGCTCAACAACTTCAAGTCATAATATTTTTTGTAACGGTGCGGTTTCAACCCCAGTTGATAGCACTGTTTCAGCAACAGTACACGGAGACCTCGCATAATGGCAAGCGAACTGAGAGTCACCACCATTGCCAATAATGCAGGCACCGAGTCTGTCGATACTACCTATGTGATTAATGGTAGTGCGAAGACGTATTCTCTTTGGAATATGGGAAGTTTATCTGGCACTGGTGGCACAACGGGTATTGATACATCGCTTAACGTGTCCTCTATGGATGATGATGGTGCAGGAGATTTCGGTATCAATTTTACCAACAGTTTTTCTTCTGTAAATTATACGGCTACGTCTGCAACTAGCAGTGGTTCAAGAAGGGTTCTTACAAGAAACGGCACAGTAACAGCGTCTGCTATGGATGGTTTGACAAGAAATGACTCCAATTCAAACTCAGATGCTGCGGCTTGTTCAGTAACAATGCACGGAGACCTCGCCTAATGGCTTACATAGGTATAGATCCAAATGTAGGTGACATTACGTTCCAGAGGTTCACTGGGGACGGGTCTACTACTGTGTATACACTGGCGCAGAATGTAGCCAGCGGCGAAGCTATACTTGTGACCGTGGGCAACGTGGTTCAGGAACCGGGAGCCAGCGCTTCATACACGGCCTACGCGAACACACTGACCTTTTCTGAGGCACCAGCTAACACTGATGAGATCGTTGTACGCTTCTTTGGTCGCGCCGTTGACCAGCCCCTGTCTTATGCAATGCAGGTATATAAGTACATTGCAACAGCTAGTCAGACAGTATTTACCGGGGCGGACAACGCAGGCGCTATCTTGGCGTTTAGTGGCAACGATGTAGATGTGTATCTAAATGGTATTCATCTGGATACGGTAGACTATACACCAAGCAGCGGCACCACGATTACTTTAGCCAGCGGCGCAGCGCTCAATGATGAGATTGTCATTCGCGCATTCCGCGCATTTACTGTGACAGACACAGTGAGCAAGGCCAGCGGCGGTACGTTTGTTGGTGAGATAACCGCGCCGCAGTTTCAGACTACTAACACTACTGTTGATACGGCTGTGTTTCGTACTAATAACCAGACGGTGGATGAGAATACCACTATTGGCTCAACCAAAAATGCTTTGGCTATTGGGCCGCTAACCATTGATTCCTCGACCAGCATTACGGTTGATGGCAACTTGACGATACTGTGAGGCGCAGATGGCTTCGATATTAAATGTAGACCAAATTAACAATGCGGCAGGCACAAGTGCGCTGTCGTTTAGTAGCGCTGGAATTGTAACGCCCTCTAATCCAGTGTTATTTCATATTTACATGAACGCTAATACTGGTCTTGCCGACAACACAGGTACTGTTCTTCCATTGCAAGCGGCAGAATACGCTACTCACTCATTTCACGACACAACAAACAATCGCATCACTGTTCCAAGTGGACACAGCGGTTATTTGTTTTTGAGTTGGAACGTCAGAATTGACACTATCAATGGCGATAACAATGCCGCTTATTTGCGAAAGAACGGCAGTGTAATCGTTGAACAAAACAAATATTACACCAGTGCCGCCGCTGAAAGCATTTCATTTGCTGGGTCGAGAGTAGTGTCATACACCGCTGGTGACTACTTTGATCTCTACTGTTTTCAAGATAACCCAACTAGCTCAACGAGAAATGCAATCGCTGGTGCGGGGAACACTTTTATTAGTGGTTTCAAAATAGGATAACGATATGAGTACCCTTTATGTAGACAACATATACAGCAAGACGGGAACCGCGCAGGCGCTGACGATTGATAGCAGTGGGCGTATCTTTACACCACAAAGACCCGCTTTTTACATTAGGAAAACAGGCACCACCTACACCTATGGTACAAGTCCTATACCTTGGGATGATGTTGTTTTCGACACTGCCAATGCTTGGAACAGTTCAAGTTACCGATATGAATGTCCAGTAGCAGGGTTGTACTGGGTAAACATTTCGGTACACAACACGACAAATCAAATAACTAGCGCATTTGTCAGAAAAAGTGGGGGAAACTATCTTTTTGGTTTCAATGCAAATACAGCAGGTAACACGGAAGGAAACCTTGTCATTAGCGCCCTCATGGAATGTACCGCCAGCGATTACATAGACGCTGTAGGGGACCGTTCAACATCGGCAGGATTTTTCGGCGGTTTGTCTGCAATGCAAGTTATGTTTATGGGGTAATGTATGACCAGCATCTTAAAAGTCAGTGAGATCCAAGATCCAACAAACAGCAACACCGCGCTGACGATTGCATCAGATGGTACAGTTACGCTGCCACAGAATGACAGTGGTTGGATAACTGCAACGCTAAACTCACCGTACACACACTTTGGCAGTCCGTATGGAGATGTTCAGTACAGGAAAATCGGTGACATTGTGAACATCCAAGGTTTGGTAAATATAAACAATGCGTCTAACGGAAGCACAATCTTCACGCTTCCGTCTGGTTACAGACCCTCACTTCGACTTGTATTTGCACAAGCAAACGCAAACACCGATATCACAAGAATTGATATTCTTACAGACGGTGATGTAAATGCACAAGCCATAACGAACAGCGCAAGTTGGGTAACTCTTACTATGACATTCATGGTTGCGTAGAGGTTAATGATATGAGCAGAGCGAGAGACATAGCCGACTTAGGTGGTAGCACAGATGCTGGTGGCATTACTGGCAGGAACCTGATTATCAATGGGGCGATGCAGGTGGCACAGCGCTCGACAAGCGCTACTGGCGTAGCAGGTTACATAGCCGTTGATAGGTTTCGTTGTACTGGGAGTGCTGATGCTGTTGACCAATTATCATTAACTCACGCACAGGTTGCAGATGCGCCAGATGGTTTTGCTAATTCCTATAAAATAACTGTCTCAACGCCAGAAACAACTTTAGCCGCTGATGAGATGATACGAATAGAACAGCGCATGGAAAGTCAAAACCTACAGCATCTAAAAAAGGGTACATCAAGTGCAGAGGCAGTGACTTTATCTTTTTGGATTAAGGGTTCGGAAACTGGAACATATATCGTAAATCTGCATGACACTGATAACACCCGCACTATCGCCGCAAGTTACACAATAAACGCCGCAAATACTTGGGAGTATAAAACTATTACCTTTGCTGGCGATACAACTGGTGTGTTAGATAACGACAACGCGCAAAGCCTAAGTTTATATTGGTATCTTGGGGCTGGAACAAATTGGACTAGCGGTACACTAGGTACATCTTGGGCTGCATTTACTAAAGCAAATGTTGCTGTAGGACAAACGGACATTCTTACAACTAGCAGTGCAACTTGGCAAATCACAGGCGTCCAGCTAGAAGTCGGCGAGACAGCCACGCCGTTTGAACACCGTAGCTATGGCGAAGAACTGGCGTTGTGTCAGCGGTATTTTCAAGCGTTTAAAACAGGTCGTGTAAACACAAGTCTCGTTTCCATTGCTTCATCAACAAGTCAAGCCGTTATTAATATGCCTTTGCAAGTGGAGCCGAGAGTTTTAGCAAGCTATGATGGTGCTTTGGCATCTGGAACTTTTACAAAAACAGGAACCGTTGCTGTAAATGCGTTTCCTTCAAACGGTGACAATGTAACCAGTATTCCTTTTTGGGTATGTAACTCGACTGAAATAACTGTAGCTTTAAACACTTCAACTACGCTTGTTCAATATAATGGATATGCCACTAGAATTGGCGGAAGTGCTGGTGAAACTGTATTTACTTTGGATGTTGAGCTATGACGATTGTAAAAGTTAAAAGAATATCTTCCGAAGATGGTTCTACTGGAAGTCCTGTTAATGTAACGTATAGCAACGGGGACCTTGCTTGTTTTAATTTAGTTGAAGGACATCCTATGTACGACACAATTATGGAACAGGTAGAAGCTGGCGAACTGACCATAGCGGATGCTGACTGATGCTAGGCGCGGTTGCCATATCAGAACGAGGTATATCGGATCAGGGGGTCTTGCTCTCTGCATCTGAAACCGCGTCTGCTAACTTTATTAAATCAAATGCAGCTAATCTAACAGTAGTTGGTTCTGCTGACATTGAAGCGATAGCTACAAAGACAACTATTGGTGTTGGTATTCTTGTTGGCATCATGGAGTCATCGACTGTCTTTACACAGACCACAGTGCCTACACGGTTTGCTACAGGTGTATCAGCAAGCGTAACAAGCTTTGATCAAACGACAACACCGCTTACTGTATTTAACGGTGTGTCAGAGCAGTCGGCTAACTTTACGCAAGAGACCGAAGGTTTACGTTTTGCCACAGGTGTGTCTGAGCAGTCGGCTAACTTTACACAAACAACGTCTGAAAACATTGTGCGTGTTCTTCTGTCTAATCAAACAGCAGAGTTTACGCAAAGCTCTACTGGGAGTATAGTGCAGCTTGCCGAAGCAGATATTATAGCCACCTTTACGCAAATTGCTTCTGGTGGATTTGTTAAGCTTCTTGAATCGGAAGTGTCTGCTGTATTCATACAAACAACAGACGGAAGATTGTACTGGGATGATTGGGCGCAATCGCCTAATAACTCACCATCTGAAACGTGGGTTCAAATCGTGCCAACAGGCGGGACATGGACAGAAATCAACGCAGGTGGTACAGTAGAGACTTGGACACAAAAGGTGGTTTAAATGGCGTCTACCTACACAGATAATACAGGTATTGAAAAACCGGGACCGGGTGAACAGTCGGGTACTTGGGGTACTACAACCAATACAAACTTTGATCTTATTGATCGGAGTTTAAATGGTGTTGGTAATATTACATTAACAGGCACATCGCATACTTTATCAACTTCTGATGGTTCTTTATCAGACGGTCACTACCGTGTGCTTGTCTTGGGCGGCACACCTACTGGTACAAACACAATTAGCATTACACCTACCGACCAAGAAAAAGTGTATCTTGTATACAACAACTCTGGTCAGTCTGTTGTATTTACACAAGGTTCTGGTGGCAACGCGACTATTACAAATGGCGCGACTGCTTGGATTTACGCTGATGGTGGCGGCGCGACTGCTAAAGTACGCGCTGTTCCTTCAGATGTTGTAGACGACACCAGCCCACAGCTTGGCGGTAACTTGGATGTAAACGGTAACTCAATCGTGTCTGCTAGCGACGGGGATATTGCCATTACACCAGACGGCACAGGCGATGTGATTATTGACGGGATTAAGCACCCACAAGCTGATGGTAACGCAGGTGAGTTCCTAAAGACAGATGGCTCTGGTCAATTAAGTTTTGCTGATGTAGCAGCGTCTGCTTTTAATTCCGGCATGTTAGCTCCCTATGCTGGCGCTACAGCGCCTACGGGTTGGCTGCTTTGTCATGGTCAGGCAATAAGTCGTACAACATATGCCGATTTATATGCTGTCGTTGGAACAACATACGGCGCTGGAGACGGGGCAACTACATTCAATGTTCCAGATCTTCGTGGTCGTGTTATCGCCGGTAAAGACGATATGGGCGGCTCATCTGCTAACCGTCTTACATCTGCTTTGAATGGTGATAATCTTGGCGCAGCAGGTGGTGCAGAAAGCCACACGTTATCAACTTCACAAATACCGGCGCACAGACACTTTGTTGCGGCTAACGTAGCGCTAGGAAGTGCCTCATCCAGTGTTGCGGCGGTTACTTCTACAACTCAGGTCGCAAGGCAGTATCAGTCTCCTTATGGTGCCGGGGGAGAGATATTTAGTATGTCAATGGTTCGGACGGGCACAGACGCTTCAGTTGGTCGCTCTAGCTCTGTGGGTAGCGGTAATTCACACAACAACACCCAGCCTACATTTATTCTGACCTATATTATTAAAACATAGGTGGTTATATGCCGCTAACAAAACTACAGTTTCGCCCCGGCATCAACCGAGACATTACTTCGTACTCCAATGAAGGCGGTTGGCGTGATGGTGACAAAATAAGATTCCGCCTTGGCTATCCTGAAAAGATTGGTGGCTGGCAAAAGTTTTCAGAAGCTACTTACTTAGGGTCGGCTCGTGCGCTTCATAACTGGATCGCGTTAGACGGTTCTAACTTTCTAGGTGTTGGCACACACCTTAAATACTATGTTGAAGAAGGCACGTCTTTTAACGACATCACACCTATCCGCCAAACAACAGCCGCAGGTGATTTAACTTTTGCAGCTACGACGGGTAGCGCAACAATAACTGTGACAGACACAAGCCACGGATGCCAGCAGTTTGACTTTGTGACCATATCTGGAGCAGTTAGTTTAGGCGGGGACATCACGGCGGCAATTCTAAACTCCGAGCATCAAATTACTCGCGTTATTGACGCAGATGATTACGAGATAACTGTGTCAACTCCTGCTTTGGGGACAGACACAGGCAATGGCGGTTCCTCTGCTGTTGGCGCGTACCAAATTAATGTAGGCTTGAACAACACAGTTGGCGGAACAGGTTGGGGCGCAGGTACTTATGGACGTGGCGGTTGGGGCGCTGCGGCTCCCGGTGGTTTGACCACAACAAACAAAATTCGTTTGTGGTCGCATGACAATTTTGGTGAAGATCTTCTTATCAACCCACGCGACTCGTTTATTTATTACTGGGACAAGTCAAGTGGCGTTAGTTCAAGAGCCGTGGAACTGTCCACATTGTCCGGCACAAAAACATCTGTTCCTACCGCATGCAAGCAGGTAATGGTATCAGACCGAGATCGTCACGTTTTGGCATTTGGTTGTGATGGCATCAACTCAAGTTCATCAGCAACGCAGGGTGATGGCGTACAAGATCCGCTGCTTATTCGGTTCTCGGATCAAGAAGACCCACTGATTTGGTATCCATCCGCAACCAACACTGCGGGTGACTTGCGCCTCGGTTCTGGATCTACGTTTGTACGAGCCATTGAAACAAAACGTGAGATTCTGGTATGGACAGACACAGCGCTGACTTCACTACGGTTCATTGGACCGCCCTTTACATTTGGCCTGCAACAGCTTGCTAATAACATCACGATCATTGGCCCAAATGCTGCTGTGGCTACAGAAGACTTTGTATTCTGGATGGGGCTAGATAACTTCTACGTCTATGCGGGTCAGACAGCACAGCTACCTTGTACTGTAAAAGACAAAGTGTTTGGCGACATTAACTTGGCTGAATTTGATAAAGTGTACGGCGCTGTTAACAGTGAGTTTGGTGAGGTGTTTTGGCTATACCCATCTGCCGATTCAACTGAAAATAACAGATATGTGATATATAATTACATCGACAAAATTTGGTATTTTGGAACCATTGAAAGAACGGCTTGGCTGGATCGTGGAACACGAGACTTTCCTATCGCTGCGTATGATGGCCTGCTATACAACCATGAGTTTGGCTATGATGACGATGGCGAAGCAATGGAATCTTTTATTGAATCAGCCGCTATAGACATAGGAGATGGCGATCACTTCGTGTACATAAGAAGAGTAATACCTGATCTTACATTTACTGGCTCAACTAATATTAGTTCGCCGCAAGCTACGTTTACTGTCAAAGCCCGCAACTTCCCGGGTGAAGACTTTGGCAATACGGCATCGGGCACAACGTCAAGAACAGCTATTAGTCCTGTTGAAGAGTTTACAAACCAACTAGACCTTCGTGTTCGTGGTCGTTCTTTTGCGCTTCGCGTGGAGTCTGACGCATTAGAGTCAAAGTGGAAGCTAGGCAGCCCCCGTGTGGATATAAGACAAGATGGTAGGCGTTAATGTCTAGCACTCAGATTGCACCACCAAGGCTCCCAGAAGCCCCAGCAGAGTATTCGCAGCAACATATGCAAGACCTATTACGGGCATTGGAAGCCTTTATAGAGCAGGAGCGTAATCCGGGCGAATTGCGTGGATCAAGGATTACTTTAACGGATTTGCCTACTTCAACTACTGGGCTAGAAGTTGGTGCATTGTATAATGACTCTGGCACTGTGAAGATAGTGACATAATTGGAAAAACCTGTATAATTGTTCGTGTTTAACTAAGGATTAGCATAATGGGACTTTTTGACGATCTAGTAAAAACAGCTTTACCCATAGCGGCTGGAGCTTTTTTAGGGCCTGCGGCGAGTCCGTTATTTGCTGGTGCTACAGGATTTATGGCAAACCCCGCTGTGCAAAGCGCTTTATTGTCTGGTGGCATTGGCCTTCTTTCTGGTCAAAAGCCGAAAGATGCACTGAAATCAGCGCTCCTTGGTGGCATTGGTGGTTACGCTGGTCAAAAGTTCTCGGCCGCTGGAGCGCCTGCTACAACTGGCGGAAGTCCATATACCTCTTACAGTCAATTAAGCGGTAATCCTAGCGCTGGTTCAAAACCGTTTACGCCTCCAGCACCTCCTCCGTCAGTCAAGGGCATAGAGCCAAAAACAATGTCGGCAGAATTGCTAAAAGGCATTGGAATGTCTGGCGACCCCGGGCAAGAAAATTTATTGTTTAAGATATTGAATACACAAGCTGGTGAAGGCTTGCTTGCTGGTCTTGGTGCATATGGATTAGATAAGTTGATGGGTGATGACGAAGAGGACGATAGAGGGTCTTTTGAGCGCCGTCCATACGGTGCTGGTGGCCCGGGTGGCAAGCTTGGCGGCATAACTTATGCTGAGTATGGCGGAGCCATGGGATTCCCTCCTCGTGATGGCGGCATTGACCCTAATGAGGGGTCTGGCAGATCAGATGATGTTCCAGCTATGCTGACCGCTGGAGAGTTTGTAATGACACGAGACGCCGTAAAGGGAGCGGGCAACGGCAATTTGCGTCAAGGCATAAACAATATGTACAATATGATGAGTCAGTTTGAGAGGATGGCGTAATGGCTACGCAAACGGTAGAAAACGTACAACGACTCGCACCATATCTTGAGGGTCTGGAAAAGCGTCTACTTGGCACTGCTTTTGGTGAATTTAGTGGCGCAACACAGACAAGCCCCGGGCTGCTTGATAAACCACTTGGTTTACCACAGTATCAGGTAGCTGGCCTTGACCCGCTTCAGCAACAAGCACTCGGCGCGGCACCACAAATGTTTGGCTCATACCTGCCATTTACTATGGGCGCGGGTATGCAAGGACTTGCAGGCGCAAGTGCCTTACAGCAAGGCGTTGGAATGCTTGACCCAAGTCAAGGCATATCAGCATTTATGAACCCCTATCAATCAGCAGTAATTGACGAAATTAATCGTCAAGCGGCTACAGGGCAACAAAAACTAGGAGGTCAAGCTGTTAGAGCGGGTGCATTCGGTGGATCTCGCTTTGGTGTGCAATCAGCAGAGCAGGAAGGCCGCAGACTCGCCGCAGTTGGTGAGGCGCAACGCAAAGGCTTCCAAGATGCCGTTACGTCATCACAAAGGGCTGGTCAGTTGCTTGGCGGTCTTGGTCAGGCATATGGGCAACTAGCAGGCACCACAGCCGATATTGGGCGCGTACAGTCAGAGCTTGGTCGTGCCGATCTTGGCATGCTTACACAGCTTGGTGATATTGGTCGTACATATCAGCAACAGCTTCTGGAAGCAGAGCGTCAAAACCAGTTGCAAGCTGTACAAGAACCGTTTACTCGTTTAGAGATTGGTCAGTCGCTGCTAAAAGGATTGCCAAGCGGAGGCTTATCTAGCACATTCAAGTCTGCTACAACACCAGATGCGAACCCATTCTTGTCTGGCATTGGTGCATACACAGCTTTGCAGGGCATTAACCCAACTGGAAGCGCATAGGGGTAACTTATGGCTCAACGTCCCGTACTACCATTAGGATCTGGCCTTGGTCAGATTAGAGCGCCATCACTGCAAGGTGATGCGAATGAAGCGGCTTTTATGAACCAAACAGGTGCGCTTCAAAAGCTTTTGGGGATGTACCCTACACAGGCAGAGGCAATTGCTGCTAGGGAAAGGGCGCAAGAAGGCATCGTTAGCATGTTGAATCAAGTTGGTGGTGGGGCAACACAAAACGGTCAAGACCGTGGAGTTTATGGTCAAAGTCCAGAGCGCACTAGGGAGGCAGCGATAAATCGTCTTGAAAATATCTTCAGAGGCGGAGGTTTTTTAAGACCCGAAAATCAAAAAGGAAAATCTGCTATTGCTGATTTGATTAGTAATGATCCAAGCATTTCTGAAATAGACATTTTTAGCCCAGATGCAGCGGCAGGTATAGCTGGACAAAGAATGCCTTTGACTGGTGGAGGGGATCAGCCGGGAGACGCCACGTTTGGTGGACGCATACCTGAAGATGTAGATACTGGTGATGATGGTGATGTGACAATAGAAATGAGTCCGACCATTGATGATGACGTTGACGTAATAACAAGCGCAGACACAAGTACAGACACAGGTACAGGTGTTAAAAGCGGAACTGGGGTCAGTCCATCTGCCGCTGGAGAAACAACCACTGGGACAGCGAAGAGTGAAACGCAAGACGGTTCTACAGGTGCAGCAAAAACTAACGCATACGAACAATTGTTAGCATCTTCTTTACAGTCTTATAACGATGCCATAGGCCGCGCACCATCTGGTGCGAAGTCAATGGATGAGTACAAAAAAGAATTTTCTGAAGCTACTGGTATAGATATTTCTGGAGATCCTGACAATAAAGCCGCTCTAACAGCATTTGGCCTTGCGCTTATGCAGAATAAAGCAGGTAAAGGATTTAATGTAGGAAACATCTTGAGTGAAGTTGGTGCTGCTGGAGAAAAAGCGTTGCCACTCATGGAGGCCGCTAGAAAAGAAGCCAGAGCGGGTCAGCTTGCTGCTGGTCAATATGCCCTTTCAGAAGCTAAAACTGCCAATGCTGCAAGACAACAATTCTTGGTTGATCAATCGAATTACCTTACTAAGCGGCGTGATACAATTCTTGACGCTGCCACAGTCAGAATGGAATCTATTGAAGATAGAGAAGATAAGCAGAGCGCGGCCATAGAGTTAGAAGCAATTAAATCTGGGTTTGATAGACAAATAAAATTATCTGAATTAGATTTGGAGGGGGCAAAAAAAGCTGCCGAAAACAAAGTTAAAACCACAGATACAACAAAAATTACAGATCCTGCGTTGCAAGGTCTTGAAATAGTTATGGGTAATAGAGTCTCTGACGGCAGAGCTGTATTTAAGTTTCCTGCACAAAACGCTGCTTCATTTGGCACGGCTTTGGCTGATGTGCAAGAGGGTATAAGTGGTTTGGATGAAATTTCAAACAATATAAGAAAAGCGCAGCAAACTCCGGGCGGCACAACAACTCAAAAAGCTCTTGAATTTGGTCAAGGGATTGCGGCTTCATTTGGATTTAATTTAAACGAGGAGCCGCAGTTTGACAAAGATGGCAACTTTACAGGAATGGCGGCAAAGCCAAAGCCTCTTACTGATGCGACTGTTATTCGTGACAGAATTATATCGCAGTTTAAACGCTTCTTGACTCAAGAGACTGGCAACGGGATTTCTAATGTTGACATTAAAAACATTGAAAGATTACTTGGGAACGTGGATTTTCTCGGTGATCCAAACACAGCCTTAAAAAGAGTTGAAGAAGCAAAAAAGATATTCTTAGGGAAAAAAGATAAGTTGGTTACTTATCTTGACGGGTTCAGCGATAAAACAAGATACATAAACGATCAAGAATATTTAGATACTCGTGAATCAATAGATCAAGCCATAGCACAATCATATAGCTTGGACTTTGGTGGCTTTCAAAAAATTACAGATGAAGATACAGGCTTAGAAGTCTACAAGATTGGCGGTTAAAATGGGCAAAAGAATACAAGTCGATTTACCCAATGAAAGCTTTTTTGTAGAAATAGCAGGTGACGAGCCTACTGTAAGAGAGCAAATGCGTATTGCTGAAATAATCTCAGCCAAACGTAATCAAGCTGATATGAGTCAGGTTCAAGCTCAAGCTAAAGCAGATTATGAAAACAGACAATTGTTCGACACTAAGTCAGGCATTCAAAACGCAACACTTCGTTCTGCGCTATCTGTCGCTGAAACAAATGAAGAAGAAGAAGCTGTATTAAAAGAAAGATATGGTTTTGGAGAAGGCGATTTTGTTCGTGACAAGCGTGGCAGGCTTGCAATCACACAGTCTGGCGGTGAAAAAATTGGCCTTAATCTAACTAAAGACACACTTGTAGACGAAGAAGGTTTTTCTCGTTACGACTTTGCTGACCTTGCAGGCATAGCTCCAGAGCTTGTGGGCGGTATTGGAGGTGCCATAGCTGGAATACCGCTTGGCCCTGCTGGTATTATTGGCGGCTCTGTTCTTGGAGCTATGGGCGGCGCTGGCGCTGAAGAAGCTGGCGAAGCGTTGCTTGGTGTATCTAAACAAACAGGATCAGAGATAGCTAAAGATATAGCCATAGAAGGCGGTATTACATTAGCTGGCGAACTTACGTTTGGTTTAGCGGGCGCACTGTTCCGTGCGGGCCGCAAAGGTTTGAGCGTAAAAGAATTGCCAAAAGAAGAGCTTGAAGCCGCAGGTGAAGCTTTGACTTACCAAATTACCGATCCGGCAACTGGTCAGTTGGTTGATGTGCCAATTACACCAGAGCTTGCCGCCATAGGTGCGCCAAACCTTATTGCGCGTCAGTCCAAGATTATGGAACGTGTTATCGGTTCTTCTGACAGGCTGAAGAACAACTACGACAACATGCAAAAAATTCTGAATAACTTCCGCCAAAGAGCAAATGCCGTAGAAGCCGCCACAGCAGAAGAGGTGGGGGAAGCCACTCTTGATGCAGCGTTCAGAACTAACAGGCGCTTAGTTGCCGAAGAAGAGGCCGCTCGTAGGGCTGTTGTACAAACCTTGTCTGGCGCAACAGATCAGTTTATGAGTGCTGCGCTTAAAGGCGCTGACGTTGATGAAACAGCGTTTAAAATATTGGCAGATGCAAGTAAAGCATTTGACAGTATGGCGACTGATAAATTTGTTAAGATAGAAAATCTTGTGGGTAAATCTATCGGCACAAAAGAATTTATTGATACACAGCCTTTAAAAGAATTGGGCAAAAGATTAGAACGGGAATACGGACCTTCAATCGCTGCTGGTAGAGGAACGTCAGAAGCGAAGCGTGAAAGTGTATCGGCTGATATAGATGCCATTATCAGTGGTTTAAAGGGTCTGGGCGCAATGAATCGCGCCCCTAAGAAAACTGGTTTCTTGCAGTTGTACAATCTACGCAAAACCCTTAATGACGGCAAAATGGCAACAGGCTCTAATACAGGCAGGACAGAGCTAAAAAGAGTTATTGCACAAATAGATGAAATGCTTGATCCAAAAACTCTTGACGCTTTAGCTGTTAAAGGCGGTTTAGGTGAAGAAGGCACACGCGCTATTACAGAGGCGGCGTCTAGCTTGAAAGAAGCTCGTGGGTTCTTCCAAAGAGGACAAACAGCTATAGATGATTTGCAAGATGCCATAGGCATTAAGGATTTAGCAGAGGCTGCCAGATCTGGGACAATTCCGGCAAAGCTTGACTTCCTTACGACATTGGTAAGAAACGGAAAGCCGCAATCATTAGTTAGGTCATTAGATGTTGTTAAAAAGTTTTCAGGAGCTGAACAAGCCGAACAATTGCGCGGTTTAGTTGCGACTCGTTGGTTAGAGAATGCGTTGGAAAAGACAATACCTGACGGAATTGATGCTGCGGCATTTTCTGGTAAGAACTTTGCTAAATCAATTAAAGATCTTGGCAAGACAGCCGACACATTGTTTGGTGATCAGGCTGGTCAAGTTCGCGCTTTAGCTCGGCAAATAGAAAAGTCATCTTCATCTAATATGACAGAAGAAGCTATTTTGCAGGCTGTTAAAGAGGGCGGTACAGAGGGAGCTAACGTAGCGGGTCTTCTTCGTAATGTTCTTAACTCTCAAAACAACTTGAATAGCTTTACAACGACCAGAGCATTGCGTGACTTGGCGGAGACTGGCACAAGAAGAATGTCGCCAGAAAAAGCTGCTGAGTATGTTGCGGCTCCGAATGTTGACGCAAACAGAATTAACACAGTAATCAACAGCTTCAGAGCTGAAGGCAATACAGAGGCACTAGATAAAATACGTTCATTTTACATGAACAATGTTCTGCGTGACTTCGGTGGAGACACATTTGTTGACGGCAAAGCAATTAAAGACTTTGCCAAAAACTTTAATGACGCTGCAAAGGGCGGTAAGTTTCGCGCTATTTTCGGCGACGAAATGGGTAAGGACATGGAAAAGTTTGGCCGTGTTCTGTCAATTAATGCAAAAACAGCACAAGGTGGTGATCTTGTTGCTGCCAACATTGCAGCAAGTCCCTTAAACAACCTCGGCAAGATTGCTAAGTACGGTTTGTTTACTAGGTTCCTGACATCAGCGCCGTATTACAAGCAAGTGCTAAACCAGTACAACGCTTTATCCGGCTCTCTTACTCCAAACAAAAAAGCCGAACTGTTAGGCAACATCATATCTCAGCTTATGACGCAAGCTCCGGGGCAGTTAGGCCAAGAAGCTTACAACGAAACAAAAAGACAAGTGTCTGCGTTAATGGAAAGCAGCGGAGTATCCGAACAATTGTCCGATATTCAGTCACGCATGCAGCCGCCAGTATCATCATCAGGCATTGGTCAGGTAAATGTTACGGCTCCATTAGCGCAAACAACACAACCAACTGGTCAACAGCCAAGCATTAGGCAGCAGGCCGCAGCAAACCCTGCGGTAGCGCAAGCTCTTGGCATACAAGGACCAACAGCAGGACTGTTAGGACAATCATGAACATAGATCAACTTCGGGAAGAACTTGCAGACGATGAAGGATGCAAGTACGAAATATATTTAGATCATCTAGGTTTGCCTACGTTTGGTGTGGGAGCATTGGTCAAGGAGCAAGACCCAGAGTATGGTCAGCCAGTAGGCACACCTGTATCAGAGGAGCGTGTACGTCAGCGCTTTAAGCTAGACATAGCAGTGACAATTGAAGACTGCCGCCGCCTGTGCGGCAACGTCAATGTTGACTTTGATGAGCTAGACGAAAAATATCCAGACGCTGCCTTGTGCTTGTGTAATATGGCGTTTAACTTAGGCTATCCAAGATTAAGCAAGTTCAAGCGTATGTGGGCAAATGTAACGAAGGCTATGGACGACCCTAAAGCGTGGCTAGATGTGGCTACAGAGGCCGAGGACAGCCGCTGGTTCGATCAAGTTCCTAACAGAGCCAAAAGACTTACAGCACGATTCAGAGCGCTTGCGGAGGCGTAATAAATAAAAGCAAGGGCAAGCTATGAATATATATTGGGCAGCGATGCCAAATGAAATTGTATCACCGTTAAAATTTGATAATCCCTCTCCTGCTATAAAACATTTCCCAAAGCCGTCTGGTTCAAACGTGAACAAATGTCCGGCTATGATTGACTATCATAAAAACACATACGCTTTGACGTTCCCGATGGCCTACAACCTTACAATAGCGCAGGATGGCGAGGTTCACACAGGAGATTATACCCGAGAAATTTTAGAGCATCTTTTAACTATAAGAGATCAAGCAGACAAGCTGTATTCGTTAAACTTCAACAGTCTATTTATTGCAGAGCAACCTTGCGAGATTGAAGTCTTTACACCAACAACAGTTAAGAACAGTTTTGTAAAGAACACGTTTCTGGTTCCCGGAACCTATGATATAGGTGAATGGATTAGACCCCTAGAGTGCGCTTTCTTCGTAGACAAAGAAGGGGCGCAGCTAACAATAAATCAAGGGGATGTCTGGGCATATATTCGCTTCAAGACAAACGAGCCAGTGAACCTTCGGCGCTTTTTCTTTACACCAGAGATGCACCCATTATTAAGTGATATTGCCCGTTCTGTCTGGCCTGCCACAAAAAATGTTCGCAAGCTAGAGGTGTTTTATCACATGCTTCGTCGATCTGGTTACAAGAAAAATTTTATGCGGTTGGTAAAAAATAATTTATCTTGTGCCTGACTATAAGGCATTATGGGGGGTAAGTAGAAAAGATCAGAAACAGCTTCTCGGCTGTTGATAACGGCACTATTGGAGAGTACACATGTGCGCTCCGTTTGTTGAAGTTAGGCGTGTCATGTCGTGTTGTTAACATGGGCGCGACAGACTTACTCGCGGAATTTGATGGAAAAATTTACCGCATACAGGTGAAGGCTAGTCAGTTAAAAGCTCACAAAAGAAGTTATGGCTATCAGTTTATGGTAGCAAAAGGTGGCAATAAAGAACCCTTTACACCATACGATTGCGACATCATAGCTTGTGTTACAATTGACACAGAATATGTATGGTTTTTCCCTATACAAAAACTATGCGATCAAGTGTCAAAGCGCATAATGCCAGAGAAGTTCAATGAGCATACAACTGAGCGTACATGGAAAGATGCTATAGCCTACCTTGAGACTTTGTAGCACCCATTATCACCAAGCCACATGATTCACATTTTGGCGAATCCATCGTGTAATCAACAAAGCATTTACACTTAGGACACTTATCCTCATCAATAGCTTTCTGTATTGGGCCTTTTTCTTTTCCTTGTTTGGACAATGCTAAAATCATGCGGCTGAACCGATTCCTGCTTTTACATCATCAGTATAATTTTCTTTGTAGTGATCTGCAACAAGCTTGGCAATTTGCTGCCCAATTTTTCTGTGTTCGTTGGTGCTGATCTTTACAAGCTTGTTGTAAGTGCTAATATCAACTGCAACGGATTTGAATTCTTTCATTAGATTTACTCCCACTAAATAACAAGAATGGGCATATTCTAACATGTTTAAAGGCTATCGCAAGTATAATAAGTATGGCGCTCAGAAAACTAAATTTATGGGCTATACATTTGATTCTAAATGGGAGGCTGAACGATGGGGGCAGCTTACCGCTATGGAGAAGGCTAAGTCCATAAGAGACTTAGAGAGACAGATCAAATATGACATCATCGTTAATGGTCAAAAAATATGTCGATACATTGCTGACTTCAGGTACAGGCAAGTTGAGGAAGATGGGTCTGAGACAGAAATAGTTGAGGACGCTAAAGGTGTTGAAACTGCTGATTTTAAATTAAAAAAGAAACTGATGTTAGCGGTTCACGGAATTGAGATAAAATTATCTAAAAAAATTCGTTGACATTCCTTTTGAGGTTTCCTATTTATCAATTGTGGAAGCAATACAGAAGGAGGGCGCAATGCTTAATGCACCTACCACATTTATCCCTAACGACTTGACGCCAGTCTATGAGCGGCGCAAGGACGTTATGCAGCAGATTGCTGATCTTCAGAACGAACTAAAGGTCATCAATAATTCTCTTATCCAGCAATTTGAGGATCAGGCCGAACAAGTGCTTGCCAGCAAAGGCAAGGACTTTGGGCAAGTCACGATCAAGTCTGAAGGCTTTAAGATCTCTATTGACTCGCGCAAGCGTGTTGACTGGGATCAGGAAAAGCTTATGGGCGTTCTTGATAATATGGATAACGAGAATGCGAAGCACTATGCGACAGTAAAGGTATCTGTTGCAGAAGCTAAGTTTCAACAAGCCCCACCAGATATTAGAGCAAAACTATCCGAGTGCCGCACTGTGTATCTGCAAGGCAAATCAGTAAACATTGAGGTTGATGATGCTTAACATTATTACAGCAGAAGAAAGGCTTGCCGAAAAACGCGGTCACAAGATTGTGATCGCGGGTAAGTCTGGTGTGGGCAAGACCAGTCTTGTCCGCACCTTAAACACCGACACAACTCTGTTCATGGACTTGGAGGCTGGTGACGCAGCCATCGAAGGCGTGAGAGTTGATGTCATCCGTCCGCGCACATGGCAAGAGTGCCGTGACTTCGCTTGTTTCTTGGGTGGGGGCAATCCTGCACTAAACGATGACGCACCATACTCTATGGCGCACTATCAATATGTGTGTGAGGTGTATGGCGACCCAGAACAGTCTTTGGCAAAATACGATACGGTCTTTGTTGACAGTATTACTGTTGCTGGACGCCTTTGCTTTAGTCATTGCCAGAACCAACCAGAAAACAGATCTGAGCGTAGTGGCAAGCTTGACACTCGTGCCGTGTATGGAATGCAGGGTCGTGAGATGATGGCGTGGCTGACGCACCTACAACACATTCGCAACAAGAATGTGATTTTTGTCGGCATCTTGGATGAGATCACTGACGATTATGGCAGAGCCGAATACAAGCTGCAAATGGAAGGCAGTAAGACAAGCCGTGAACTGCCGGGTATTGTTGATGAAGTGATCACAATGACAACAATGACAAGCGAAGAAGGACAACAGTTCCGCGCCTTCGTTTGCCAGACTCTAAACAAATGGAATTATCCAGCCAAGGATCGTAGTGGTCGGTTGGATATGATCGAAGAGCCGCATCTCGGAAAACTTTTGGAAAAAATGTCCGCAGGTACGGCGCAAGCTGACAGACCAATGGCGTTTGTCAATCCTAGTGAAGTGGTTATTGCAGAAGGAGAAGAAACAAATGCTTAACCTAAATAACGTAGCACCAGCAGAATACGATAACACTCCGCTGGAACTGATCCCAGATGGCACGGTTGTTCGTGGCATTGTTAAACTTACTGGTGGTGATGTTGAGCTGCCTGAGTTTGGCGCAGGGCAGTATTTTAAATCATCACAATCAACAAGTGCTAAATGGTTGCCAATTGAAATGACTATCGTTGGTGGTCCGTTTGACAAGCGTAAGGTATGGCACAATGTTTTTGTTGATGGTGACAAGCTGTCGGAGCGTGGCATTCCTGTAGCAAAAGAGATTGGTCTTCGCATGCTGAAAAGCATGGTCGATAGTGCGTTTAACCTATCGTCCAAAGACGAATCTCCGCAAGCACAACAGGCGCGTAGCTTGAATGGGGTTAGTGATCTCAATGGCATGAGCGTATGTTTTTCCATTGGCGTGGAGAAAGGCACTAATGGATATGCTGACAAGAACAAAATTAAGTATGTTCTTACAGCAGACTCTAAGGGCTTTATTGGTGGTCAAACCATGGCAGCGCCAGCCGCTGCACCTATGGCACAAGCGCCAGTTACCGCCGCGCCGCAACAGCCAACCGTACACGAAGCTTCGGCTAGTGTTACGCCGGCTTGGGCAAGATAGGAGGCCACAATGTTGGGAAGCATTTTTAAAGCAATCTTTGGGGTAACAGAACAGCCTGTTCAAAAAACTAAACGGCGTACTGTTAAGAGGCCTAAACATCCACGTTACTGCGATCCGTTGCGCGTTATCATGGAAAGTGGCAGACCCTACACATTGGGTCAGCTTCAGAAGCGTTTGGGAAAGACCAAGGGTACTGTGCATCATGAGATGTGCGAGTTGCGTAAAGGCGGCTTCACTATCACAAAGCAATACGACAAAAAACTTTCTGTGTATAAGTATCGGATGAACGGATGATCTTACGCGGATACCAAGAGGCGGCTATCAATGCCGCCTCTGACGCTTTAGACAAGCATGGCAACACACTTGTCGTGGCTCCTACAGGAGCTGGCAAGACTATTATGCTGTCTGCTCTTGTTGGCAAGCGTTATAAAAAAAATAAAAACATTTTAATCTTACAGCACCGTGATGAGTTGGTTTCACAAAACTCCACAAAGTTTCATCGAGTCAACGAAAAGCTGACTAGCAGTGTGTATAATTCTACACAAAAAGACTGGTCAGGCGACGCTGTATTCGCAATGGTTCAGACACTATCCAGAGAGAAAAATCTGGCTACTATGCCGCGCATTGACATAATTGTTGTTGATGAAGCGCATCACACCATTGCCGAAACATATCAACGCATCATTAATGCCGCAAAGAAGGCCAATGAGGGGGTGCAGATCGTTGGCTTTACGGCTACCCCTAACCGTGGTGATAAGAAGGGCTTGCGCGGCATTTTTAGCAATTGCAGCCATCAGATCGAAATCTCCACGCTGATCAATGAAGGGTTTCTTGTACGGCCTAAAACATATGTGATTGATGTGGGTGTGCAGGATGAGTTGCGGAATGTTCGCAAGACTGTTGCCGACTTTGATATGGAAGCTGTTGAGCGAATTATGAACCGCCGCGCTATCAATCAAAAAGTGGTTGATGAATGGCTGGATAAGGCTGGTGATAGAAAGACTATTGTATTCTGTTCCACGATTGTACATGCAAAAGATGTATGCGAGGCGTTTGTTGATGCTGGCGTGAACGCCGCTGTTGTTACAGGCGATACACCAAGTGATGAGCGTCAGAATATTTTACACGATCTGGCACATGGTGACATGCAGGTTGTCGTGAATGTTGCCGTTCTTACCGAAGGGTTTGACGCACCGCCTGTGTCATGCGTCATTTTGACGCGGCCTTGTTCGTATAAGGCCACAATGGTGCAAATGATTGGTCGCGGTCTACGCACGATTGATCAAGAAGAATTTCCCGGTGTTGTTAAGTCTGACTGCATCGTTATGGATTTTGGCACATCAGTGCTTACGCATGGGTCGCTTGATGATCTTGTTAATTTAGATGGCGCGACTGGCACCAGAGCAGGTGAGGCACCAGAAAAGGTATGCCCAGAATGTGATTCAGTTGTGCCATTAGGCGTTCGCGAATGTCCTATCTGTGGGCATGAGTTTGAAGGACAAAACGCCGATCCGTTAGAGCATTTTGAGTTAACTGAAATTGATTTGATGGAGCGCTCACCGTTCCGTTGGATTGATTTATTTGGCACAGGAACATGTTGGGCCGCAACAGGGTTTAATGGATTTACACTTGTAGCACAAACAGGCCACGTTTCTGCCGCAATCGTAAAA